TGAATTTGCTACATATATATCTGGCGGTATACTTCAGTATTATGAACCTGTTAATATGTCAGGCATGACTGCTAGAATGCAAATTAGAGCTACTATTAATAATTCAAATGTGTTGCATAGCATGACCACTGAAAATGGTGGCATTGCAGTTGATAATATCAATAAAACAATTGATCTTTTAATTTCTAGCTCTGTTACTCAAAATTTTACTTTTACAAATGCTGTTTACAGTTTAGAAGTTGTCCTTAATAATAATATCATCCCTTTATTAAATGGTAATATTATATTAGAAAGAGAAGTTACAAGATGACACAATTAGTCGTTATTAGCGATAAAGTAAACAATATTATACAAACTAATTCCAAGATAACTAGCATTGTACATAGTGGAATTCCTGGAATACAAGGTCCACAAGGGGAGCCTGGCGAAAGCAATATTGGTGGTTATCCCTTTGAATTGAGTACTTTGCAAAACAATGATACACTTGTTTTTGCTACAGACAAATGGATAAATAGAGCTCAAGAGCTTTTAACTGATGGTGGAAATTTTTAAGGCGTTAAAATGGCAAATACTCTGCGTATTAAAAGAAGAGCTAGTGGTGCAGCAGGCTCTCCGGCTTTACTTGCAAATGCTGAATTAGCTTTTAATGAAGTCGATAATGTACTTTATTATGGTAAAGGCACAGGCGGGGCTGGTGGCACTGCAACAACAGTAGAAGCAATTGCTGGTAATGGTGCTTTTCTTGCATTGACTGGTAGTCAAACAGTTTCTGGTAATAAAATATTTTTAGGTAGTACAACTTTAGGTACTGCTACTGCTACAACTGTTAGTAACTCTGATAATAGTACTAATCTTGCAACTACAGCTTTCGTAAAAAATCAAGGTTATTTAACAGCAAATCAAAACATTACAATTTCTGGTGACGCTACAGGTAGTGGTTCTACTGCGATCGTCTTAACCCTAGCTAATACTGGAATTTCTGCGGGCACTTATACAAAATTTACAGTTAATTCAAAAGGTCTTGCAACGGCTGGTACGACTTTAGCAGATACTGATATTCCTTCTTTAACTGCTGCAAAAATTACTAACTTTGATACACAAGTCAGGACTAACCGTCTTGATCAAATGGCGGTACCTACAGCTTCCGTTAGCCTTAATAACCAAAAAATTACAGGACTTGCAGAACCTACAGCGGCTACTGATGCAGCTACTAAAAATTATGTTGATTCTGCTAGATCAGGTCTTGATGTTAAGCAAAGCGTAAAAGCTGCAACAACAGCTAATATCACTTTAAGTGGCACTCAAACAATTGACGACATAGCTGTTGTAGCTGATGATCGCGTACTTGTTAAAAATCAAAGCACAGCTTCTCAAAATGGTATTTATTTAGTACAAGCAGGCTCATGGGTTAGAGCCAATGACTTCGATAGCGATGCTGAAGTGACTCCTGGAGCATTTACATTTGTTGAAGAAGGGACTGTCAATGCTGATAGTGGATGGGTACTCACGACCAATGCTACTATATCTATAGGTTCTACAAGTCTTACATTTGTTCAATTCAGTGGAGCAGGGCAGATTGAAGCCGGTGCTGGCTTAACAAAAACTGGAAATACGTTTGATGTCGGCGCAGGTACAGGTATTATCGTTGGTGTAGATAGTATCGGTCTTACAGGTCAAGCTTTAGCTTTGCATAATTTAGCTGATAATGGTATTTTTGTAAGAACAGGTTCTGGAACTGTTTCAGCTAGATCAGTTGCAGTTACTGGAAATGGAATTACAGTTACTAATGGTAATGGTGTTTCTGGGGATCCTACTTTAGCTTTAAATGCTTCTATTGCAGCATTTAGCGGTGTGACGTTAGCTGCAGATAAGTTACCTTATTTTTCAAGCTCTTCAGCTGTATCTACTACAGATTTTTCTGCATTTGGTCGGTCTTTAATTGATGATGCTGATGCGTCTGCTGCAAGAACTACTCTTGGCTTAGGTACAATGGCTACTCAAGCTTCAAGTAATGTTTCAATTACTGGTGGTACTATCGATAGTATTACTATCGATGGCGGTACATTCTAATTTCAAGATCACCTGTATAAAGGTGGATCATGCCAAATACAATACTTTTGAAAAGATCGGCTACTGCTGGAGACTCTCCTACCGCTGGTGAATTAGCTTATGGTGAATTAGGCCTTAACTACACTGATGGTTTGTTGTATTATAAAGATAATGTAAATACTATAAAAACATTAAATACTCAAAGAAGTCTAGTAAGCTCTGCTACATCTAGTAGTTCACCATTCTCGTGGAATAGCGATAATTATGATACTTATATTTTAACAGCTTTAGCTGAAAATATTACAATATCTGCTGATAGTGGTTCTCCTCCAAATGGCGAAAAGGTTATATTTAGGTTTAAAGATAATGGAACTGCGAGGACATTAACTTGGACAACAGGTTCTAGCAAATCTTTCAGAGCTATTGGTGTTACTTTGCCAACATCTACAACTCCAAATAAAACTCTATATGTCGGAGTTATTTATAATTTAAATGATGTCAGATGGGATGTTATTGCTGTAACAACAGAAGTATGAGGATATAATGTATAAAATTGAGTTCGAATTTCAAACTAAATATGGTGTATTTAAAGATGCATTATATTTACCATATGATCATTCTTTTTCAAATGATGAAATCCAACAAATGAAGCAGCAAAGACTTGATAATTGGATTTCAGTCTTAGAAAATCCAACAATTAATCAAATCTCGGAAGTTCCTTTAATTACTGATGATATTGAAATTTCTGGCGAGGCTTATAAAAGACTAACAGGTGTTCCGCCAACCGGAGCTAAATTAATAGAAGTTAACGGTACATGGTACTTTAAGGTGCAATAATGGCAGATAGATATTGGGTCGGTGGCACAGCAAACTGGGACGGTACTGCTGGGACGAAGTGGGCTACTGCGTCTGGTGGCGCTGGAGGAGCAAGCGTCCCTACTAGTGCTGATGATGTGTTCTTTACGAACCTGTCCACCGGCACCTGCACCATCTCTACCGGCAACACTGGTGCCAAGTCCATCAACTGCACAGGATTTACGGGAACGTTGGCGGGTAGCTCAGCCATTACCGTGTCTGGTAGTATCACGCTTGTGGCGGGGATGACGGTGACGTACAGCGGCACGCTGACGTTGAATGCAACGGCTACGCTGACCACGGCAGGGAAAACTATCGGACCGTTGACGATCAACGGGGCTGGTATCACTGTGACGCTTGGTGATGCTTTGACATCTTCAGGCGCGATAACCGTCACTCAAGGAACATTTACTACGGCAAATTTTAATGTTACGGCCGCTTCTTTTCAATCTAGTAATGTTAATCTTAGAACAATAAATCTGGGCAGCAGCACAGTAACACTGTCATTAAATATTGATTTTGCAAACGCTACTAATTTAACATTTAATGCAGGAACATCGCAAATTATATTTACTGCCGCGAGTGCCTTTAATTCTTGTGGCAATCAAACATTCTATAATGTTTCGTATACATCAACCGGCGCAAATACTCACTCAATAGGTGGATTAGCTACTTACAATAATTTGTCTATTACCGCTCCTTCTTCTGCCGGAGTCCGTCAAATAACCTTCGACTCCCGCCAGACCATCAACGGCACCCTCTCCACCACCGGCACAGCAGGTAACCGCCGAGTCTGGTTCCGTGGTGTAACTTACGGACTAGCCCAAACCCTCACCATCAACAGCGCCCCAAGCCTGACCGACGCAGACTTCCGAGACATCTACGTTATTGGCACAGCCGCGCCCATCAGCGGCACGCGTGTTGGCGACTTGAGAGGCTGCAGAGGCATCACCTTCAGCACGCCCAAGACGGTGTATTGGAATCTTGCCGGGTCTAATAACTGGAGTGCCAATGGCTGGTCTGATACTAGCACAGGCACGCCCAGCACCGACTTTTTCCCGCTGGCACAAGACACAGCCACGTTCACTAACGCAGGAGAGGTTAGCCAAGTAGTGATGAACTCTGCTGTGCCTTATACAGGTACAGTGGATATGTCCAGTCGGACTACTGCCATGAACCTGACTATTAACGGATTCACAATCTACGGAGATTGGAAGAACGGCTCCGGTACGGCACTGTCCGGATCGTCCGAGCTGACGTTCTCTGGACGGAATACTCAGACCATCACCAGCGCAGGAAAGACGTTTTGGAATATCGTGATTGATACCCTTGGAGGGACTGTTCAACTTGCGGATGCGCTCTCGATATTTACCCCTCCTAATTTTCGCCTTTTTATTAACAACGGCACCTTCGATACCAAGAACTTCAACGTTACGGCTGCGGGGCTGGTGTCTAATAATTCTAACGTTAGAACTATTAAGCTTGGTTCGAGTACGGTGACATTGACACTTGGTAATTTTCCAAATCCTACAATTTCATTAGACAGCACAAATTTAACATTTGATGCAGGCACATCAACAATTGTTTCGTCTGCTGATGCCCCACAACTCAATCTTGCTAATCAAACTTTTTACAATCTTTCATTTACCAGTGCTTTCGTCAACTCTATAACTATAACAGGGTCAAATATATTCAACAATCTGTCAGTAACTGCGCCTTCTTCTGCGGGTCTGACTGTGTTGCCCCTTAGCGCAAACCAAACCATTACCGGCACCCTCACCGTTGCCGGAGCCTCTCCCGTCCGTCGCATCTTCGTTTGCTCTAACACCCTTGGCACCACCCGCACGCTCAGCGTAGGCACGCTCAGTGCCACAGACTGCGACTTCAGAGACATTGCCATCACAGGGGCTGCTGCCGGGTCTTCTCTTGCCCGTGCAGGCAACTGTGGCGGTAACAGCGGCATCACGTTTCCTGCGGCAAAGACTGTTTATTGGAATCTTGCCGGCACGCAGAACTGGTCTGCTACGGCATGGGCGCCTTCTTCTGGCGGCACGCCTAACATCAACAACTTCCCGCTGGCTCAGGACACGGCGGTGTTTGACAACACGGGTGGTGCAGGGACGGTAACAATAGAACGGGCGTGGAATATAGGCGCATTTGATGCTTCTGCGCGAACCAGCGCGATGACGTTGAATGTAACTGGAGGTGTTTTACCTCGTATACATGGTGATTGGAAACATGGAAACATTAGCTCAAGTACGACAAGCAAAATAACGTTTTCCAAGCGCGGCAGCCAGACAATCACTAGCAATGGTAATGCTTTTAGTTGCAATGTATACATTGATAGCATCAATGGTACAGTGTTACTTGCTGATGCAATAACACTGAATGGTGGTAACACAGAATTGGCACTAGAATCGGGGACTTTTGATGCTGTAACATTCAATGTCACGACAAGAGTCTTCATTAGTTCTTTTTCTGCGACAAGAACCTTAAAAATGGGGACGGGGTTATGGACACTTACAGCAGCGCAAGGTAATAACGTATGGAACGTTAATACGAGTCTTACACTTATTAAAGGTACAGCAAATATACTCTTATCAGCTAATACTACGGATTCAAGAACTTTTATTGGTGGATTTAAGTCTTACAACAAACTTACCATCGGCGGTACTACAGGCACCAGTACAACAACAATCATCACTAACAATCAATTTACCGAACTCGCCAGCACCAAGACCGTAGCGCATACCATTGCGTTAGGCACTACAAACCAGACTTTTGGCAAGTGGACTGTCACAGGGACGGTGGGTAATGTGGTCACTCTTACTGGCACAGGCACCAGCCATGTTCTCGCAGGAGCATGTACCAGCGGCATTGACTACCTTGCTATGGGCTCGATTGGATTCGCTGCCACTAGCCTAGGTGAGTTCTATGCCGGTGCCAACAGCACAGGCACGGCGGCAGCGCCTGTCTACCGCACAGCCAAGCCAGCCGACAGCACACGCTACTGGGTTGGCGGCACAGGCAACTGGAGCGACACCGCTCGTTGGTCTACTGTGTCTGGTGGCGCTTCTGGCGCTTCTGTACCTCGCAGCCATGATGATGTTGTCTTTGACAGTTTGTCCAACACCACAGCCTACACAGCCACGGTGAATGCTGTCACTGGTGGCATTAGGATGAAGTCGTTGACCATTGCAGGACCAGCGAGCGGCAACGTGACATTGGCAGGCAGCACTGCTATTGACGGCATTTACGGCAACGTGACGCTGCCTGCGACGGGGCTGACAAGGACGTACACAGGCGCTATTACTTTGTCGGGATCTACGTCTGGGTTGACGCTAACGACGAATGGTGTTGCCTTATCATCATCACTTGGAATCAACGGAGTAGGATGTGAGTGGACACTTGGTAGTGCATTGAATAACAGCGCAGCCGCAGTTAGCGTCGCAAATGGGACATTTAATTGCAACACATATAATCTCACTGCTGGATCTTTTAGTTCTGATAATGAAAATCCAAGGAACGTTAATTTCGGATCCGGGACTATTACGTTGTCACTTGCAACAGCTTTTAGTTTTGGGACAAGTGAAATTTCTAGAGCAAATTTGACTTTTGCTTCAGGCACGGCTCAAATCAATTGCTCTAACGCAAGCCCCACTTTCTTCGGCAACAATCAAACCTTTTACAACGTTGCCTTCACAAGCACCTCTACAGGCACTGTAACTCTTAACGGAACCAACAGCTTTAACAATCTGTCCTTCACCGGCATCACCTCTGCTGTCTTTAAGAACATAGTCCTTGCCGCCAACCAAACTGTCACAGGTACGCTCACTTTCTCCGCAGGAACTGACGCTACTATGCGGCATTTTTGCCGCAGCGACACCATCGGCACCACCCGTACCATTACAGCCGCTGCTGTATCAATGACCGACGTTGACTTCTGCGACATCACCATTGCTGGTGCTGCTGCGCCTGCATCTGGTACGCGCATTGGGAACTGCAAAGGCAACTCTGGAATTACATTTACCGCACCAAAGACAGTATATTGGGTTGGACCGAGCGATTTTGTGTCTTGGAATGGAAATTATTGGGCCACTATGAGCGGTGGAACAGCAAATCTTGTTAATTTTCCTCTTGCCCAAGATACAGCAATTATTGATAATAATTCAGGAGGTGAAGCGGTAATAGCTTCAGGAACTTCGTATAACATTGGAACTTTTGACGCTTCTGCACGAACAAATAGCAGTTTGACTATTGCTCCACAATTCACAATACATGGCGATTGGATTACAAGTTCTAGAATATCTTATACAAGTTCAAGTATAAACGTAACTTTTGCTGGCAGAACAACGCAAAGCATTCGAACTTCAGGCGTTCCCTTTAGCACGTTTGGTGTTATTATTAATTCTCCTGGCGGATCAGTTGTATTGCAGGATGCCCTTTCTATAGGTACTGTCGGATCTTCCGGTATTACACTAACTGCAGGGACTTTGAATTGTAATGGTTACAACGTTTCATTCACCAGTGGAAATTTCACTTCCACAGGAGACGTTGCAAGAACTATTAATATCGGATCAGGAACCTTTTCAATATTTACGCAAATTGGTGGGACACGTTGGAATATAACAGGTTCAAATGTATCAGTAATTGGAAATGGTGGAACCATTCAACTTAGCACAGCAAGTTTTGCATTTACAACAAATACTTTCGCTGGAAATAATCTAGATTATTCTAATATTAATCTCAAATTTGGTAACACAGGACCCATTGTAGTAACCGGTAATAATATATTCAATGAATTAATTATTGAGGGTGGTGGTCTTAATAATGGCGGTGGTGGAGGTGTAATATATCTAACTGGTAACAATACATTCACTAGGATCAGTAGCAATTTAAGTGGACTCAAAGCCCTTTCACTGGGGAATACAACACAAAAAGTCGGTACGTTTACTGCCACGGGTATTGATTCTAGCCGGGCTTTAACAATCACAGGTACCTCAGCAACATCACCAGCAACACTAATCCTTACTGGTTTAGGTCCGGTGTCTTCAGATTTCTTAACAATTACTGGGATCCGTGCATATCCTCCAACAGATAAGTGGTATGCAGGCACTAATTCAACTAATAATGGCACTTTAGGGTGGACATTTAAAACTCCACCTGTATCAGTTATCACATCTTTTGGAAATTTTTTAATGTTTTACAATTAAAGATGAAAAAATGAATGAAGTAAGGCTAATTGACACATTAATTAGCTTAGTGTTAATCTTGTTTGGATGGATATTACGTATCATGTGGATAGCTTTACGAGATTTACAAAAATCAGATACTAAGCTTGCTGAGAAGTATCAAGCATAGAAATATTAGTTGCAGGTACTTATGTCAAAAAAGAAGATTTTGACAAGCTAAGTGAAGCTATATTTAAAAAGCTTGATAGAATTGAAGATAAATAAAGCTACAGGCTTAATAAAATTCTTTTTTAAACTTCTAGACGTTTCGTTGGAATAACTTTGCCATGGGGTATTTATATTCTTGAAGAACATTTGAATAATAAAGTTTTAGTAAAACATGAACTTGCACACGCTAGGCAAATAAAAGAGGAAGGCGTTATAAAGTTTTACTTAAAATATTTATACTATACTTTAAGATATGGCTACAAAAACAACCCTTACGAAATAGACGCTCGTCGATCAAGTTTGGAGTTTTAAATGTTGGAGGATATCCCATTGTTAAACCATAAAGTTGATAGCTTAAATGAAGCTGTTAGCGATATGAAACAAAGTATTAAGGAGCTTACCGTTGCTATTACAAAATTAACATTAATTGAAGAGAGACAACTTCAAATTACTTTGTCTATAGAAAAAGCATTTAATAGCATATCCAAAATTGAGGAGAGGTTGTCTAAGCTAGAATTACAAGCTCCTACAACCAAGAAGCTTGCCCTATGGTATGATAGAGTTACTTGGGCTGCACTTGGCTTAATTGTAATGTTTGTTTTAAAAAGATCAGGATTAGTTTAAAATGGTAGATATTAAAATTAACAATATTGTTGATCCGCCTGTAGATGATCAAGAACAGCCTAAAGTGGTGGTAATTCCTTTTGAAAATAGGATACCTTCAAATTGGCAAATTCATCCTACGGACGATGGTATCACAGCTTACAACAATGCTTCTCGTGAGCATTTTTCAGGTACAATTGAGGAGTTCAATCTCAGACTGCGAGGCTAATTGTGGCCATTATAAATGCAGCACAAGCTCCTGTAAAAACCGTAGCGGATCCAAATGCCTCTTTTGAGTCCTTAAAACCGCTCTGGAACAGGAGCAGAGCGGTTTGTAGCGGTGAACGGTATGTAAAAGCATATGATAACTATCTTGATAGACTTTCTTTTACTAATTTCTTAATACCATTCTCTCCCAAAATGTCCCAGGAACAGTATGAGTTCTATAAGGCAGAAGCAGAACTTCCTGGGATAACCTCTGAATTTGCTAAAATGATTGTAGGTGGGCTTCTTAGAAAGAAGCCCTTACTCGAATTACCCGCATCAGTTCCTGCAGACGCTTATAATTGGATCATGAATGAGTTTGGAAAAGATGACTCATCTTTGACAGCTTTTCTTGACTTAGCATTGTGGGAAGAAGTTCAAACAAGCAGAGCATGGATCTTTGTTGATTATCCTAATATTCCTGATGAAAATAATCTAAGTGCAGATGATAAACTAAATTACAAACCTTACCCTATACTACAAAAAGCAGAATCAATTATAAATTGGAGAATTAGTGAAAATGAATACGGTAAATCAATACTTAACAGGGTAATTATTCGTGGTTTTAAAGAAGACTATTCTCAATATGAATTTCATCCTACTTACCGTGATACAGTATGGGTTCATGAATTAGATAAAGATGGCTACTATCAAATACGTATTTTTCAAAAGAAGGCTGATACGACTCAACTGCCTGTCGTTGCAGGGCAACAAGTTTTAAGGCCTTCTGAACATAAAGATATTTTTGATCTTGTTGAGACAAAGACTAATATTCTTTTAGAAGGCGAACGTCTAAGATTTATTCCAGCATGGCCTCTTAATGGTTCTATTGATCCAGTAGAACCAATGCTTTCTCAAATTATTGATAAAGAATTAAGCTTGTATAATAAAATAAGCCGAAGAAATCATTTACTTTATGGTGCTTCAACATATACTCCGGTCATCATTTCAGACATGTCTGATGATGACTTTGATAAGTTAGTCAATAGCGGTTTAGGCACTTGGTTACGCCTTAGACAAGGCGATGATGCAAAAGTACTAGAGACTCCTACAGATGCTCTATCTGACATGGAAAAAGCTATTGCCAGCGGCATTGAAGAAATGGCAAAGCTTGGCATTAGAATGCTGAGCCCTGAAACATCTCAATCAGGCATTGCATTAGAAATTAGAAACGCTGCTCAAACAGCCAGACTTGGTACATTAAATAGCAAGATTAGCTCTATAATGTCTCAAGTGATTGCGTTTATGATAAGCTGGCGTTATTCGATTGGTATTAAAGCATCAGATGTGAAGTTTAGTTTATCTGATGATTTTAATCCAGTACCTCTTGGTGCTGATTGGTTGAGACTTGCCACAGAATGGTATCAACAAGGCTTAATTCCTAGATCTATTTGGATTATGTTACTCAAACAAAATGACTTAATGCCGCCCGATTATGACGATGAAGCTGGTAAACAGGAGATAACAGCTGATATGGAAGCTGTAATGAAGGCTCAAGCACCAAATCGGGTTCTTGAAGGTATTGCAAATGGTGATGGAGTAGCTTAAGGAGTAATAATGGCAACTGGTAAAACTAACAACCCAGAAGGTATAAATCAATACACTGGCAAGCCTAAATCTACATTCGAAGCTGCTAAAACAAGAGTTGGAGGCGCATTTGCAAGTGCAAAAGAAAGAACTAAAGAAAATTGGGAAGCAGTCGATAAAACCGTTAAATATGCTGCGGCCGGAGCAGCTATAGGCGCGGCAAGCGGTGTTATAGGCAATGCTACTACTCGAATTTTTCTAGATAAGGTAAAAAATACTTCGAATGCAGCAAAACTCTATGGAGCTGCAGGTGCAATTGCGGGCGGTACATCAGGCGCATCAATTGGTTCTACTCCTAAGGGAAAAGCAATAGGTGCTGCATCTTTAGGTATTCCAACAGCTGCGATGGGAGCCGGCATTGGAGCTCTTGTATTCAAATCTGCTCAGATGGTTGCTAAGATGAATCCTGCACTCAAAATAGGCATAAATACTGTGGGCGGTGCCGTTACTGGTGGATATTTAGGTTACAAGATTGACAGAGAGGAAGAAGCTGTTAGAAAAGCGACAGGCCATCAAAGGCAGTTTAAGCAAACTTAAATAAATTGTTTAATTTACGCTTACTAGATTATAACCAAATTAAGGAGTAATAATGGCAACCGGAAAAACAAATAATCCAGAAGGTGTAAACCAATACACAAAAGATGGTTCTTCGCCTGGATACCGTTATAGTATTGGTGGTTATTTCGCAACTAGAGAAAAACAGCAAAAATTGAATCAGAAAGCTGCTTTTTCAAAGGCGTTTTCTACGCTTTATAACCGAAACATTGAATCTGATTCTAAAGAGCTTAATAAAACTCGTGATGAGCTTAATCAATTGAATAGAGTAAAAATCAAAAATATTGTAAATGAGGATTTAATTTCAAATTATAAAGATAAGGAATTAAAATCTTATGTAAAAGATGGGGTAATTATGACAGCGCCCATGTCAGTAATATCGCCTCCTGCTGCAATTGGTGCAGCAATGACTTTTTTGGCTGCTGATGCAATTCTTAACAAAAACAGTAAAAGAAAAATTAATGAAGCTGAGCGTACCAACAGTGCTTTGCGAAGAGAAATCGATTCTAGAATTTACGAAAAAACAATTAAACAAGATTCTATCGCTAATAAGATTAATGTTGCAACAAAAGCTAAGGCTAACGAAGATGCAATTGTTAAGCAAGCTAGAGACTATGAAAAAGTCAGCGATATTAGATCTTATAGTAAAAATCTAATTAATCAAAGTGGTTCAGATGTTAAACAAACGGCTGAAAAAATTCGTAAACGCATGTGGGGCGATTAATTGAAAGCGCGCTAATGCCTTTATCTAAAGGGAAAACTCAAAAATCAATATCTAAAAACATATCCACTCTTGTGAAAGAAGGAAAACCTCAAAAGCAAGCAGTTGCTATTGCTTTAGATGTTGCAAAAAGAGTTAAAAAGAAAACGTCTGAAAATAAACAAAGTTAAGCGGGCGCAGGTGCCACGCGAGGGTCAAGATATACCCTGGGGTATACCCTCACGAAAATCGTGACACTCTGGTCCAACCTAGTACCTAGCCGGTACCTTTCCGCGCACGTACGGAGCAATGGATGGCTAACAATGCGAATACAGACATATATGATAGAACCATTGATCGAGCGGCAATGATCCGCTTGTACGAAAAAAGATTAAATAACAAAGTATCACTTGTAATTGACGGCCACGAAGTAAGAGTGGATAAGCTAATAAGAGAAGCAAGTTTATCTCAAAAAGGCTTTGAAAAACTTCGTGAAGCTATTGATCAAGAACTACAAAAAACTTATAGAGAAGCTTATAGCATTTCAAAAAGATCTTTACTAGACTTAGTATCAGATCAGCTCTCTTATACCTATCAAACCATAGAAACATCTATGGGTAAGATTTGGAGAGCAGAACGACCTGCCAAAAGAGTTGCTGAAGAAATTGTTTTAGAAAGACCGCTTTTTAACGATAGAACTTTGTTACAAGGTTGGGGTGGAGTTGGTGAAAGTGAAAGAAAGAGACTAGAAGCAGTAATTAGAAAAGGTATTGCAGATAATAAAACAATTGATGAAATTGCTTTAGATGTTCGTAAGAATAATATTCACAGCATTACCAGATCTCAGTCTAGAGCTTTAGTTGTAACAGCAGTTACATCCGTTACTGCACAAACAGATCAAGAAGTCTATAAAGCTAACGAAAAAGCTTTACAAGGCTGGCAATATGTAGCTGTTTTAGATTCTAGAACCACTCCTTTATGTGCACATCGTGATGGAAATATTTATCCGATAGATGATAGAAAACACTTACCACCTGCGCACTTTCATTGTAGATCTACAACAATACCTGTTTTTAAGAACTGGAATGATATCTCTAAATTAGAAGGTGCAGCTCAAGTCCGCAAACGCAATATTGAAAACTTGACTAAAGAACAGATTGTATATTATGACGGTCAGACACCTTTAAGAGAGTCTTATAATACATGGTTAAGCAGACAATCCAAAGAGATCCAATTAAAACATCTTGGTGATTATCAAAAGGTTGAACTCCTTCGTAGCGGAGAGCTTACTGTAGATAGGTTTACAGCACCAGACGGTGCATCTGTTGGAATCAAGGAGCTCAGAGCTTTAAGTGATAGTGGATACACCTTACCAAATGACACTAAAAAGTTTGCTTTAGCTAAAGAAAAGTTAGATGCATTACAGCTAGGTGCATCAACACCGGATGATTTTATTGGAAATGATGAATTAAAGAAACGCTTAATAGATTATTATTTATTACAATCTGGTGAGCTTAATGGAACATTGTCTTTGACCAACTATAGAGGTACTCTATTAAATGTAAAAAGAGGTGTAAAAAATAGAGTTCTAGCTAGTCCTCCTCGTGAGGACCAACTCAAATTTAACCCTATAACTGGTAGATACGAAGATGTGCGTTTGTATCAACCAAATCCAGCTGTTTTAGCAAATAATATTAGACTCATTGATGAAAGTGAAAAACTATTAGATAGAGATAAAGCCTTTATTAAAGATATTGTTGAATCTTTAGCAGATCGTATGAGTATAAACGAACGTGCCGTAGTTGCTGATAACTTAAGAATCATTTTTGGCAGATACAGATCTAATAATCAAATTTGGTCTAACTTTAAAGCAGTTGTTCAAGGCCAAATCAAGTTTGATGTTATGAACGTTTCTGATTTCGTAGAAACACAGCTGCGAAAAGACTCTGATTTTCTTAAAAAGCTTTTACAAGATAATTACATAGATCCTGTTTTGGGAAGCACTCAACTGCAAGAATTACATGACGAATTTATTGAAAATATTTTAAAGAAAAACAGATGGGAAGACAAAATAGCCCCTGGAATTGCTAATGAATTACGCAATGTTTTCGATTACAAAATTCCTTTAATAATTCGAAACAGAGTCTCTGACAGAGATCTACAACAATTTTATTTAAAGTTTGCTCACAGGCTAAGCCTTGCTGATAGCCCAGATCGCGATCAATTTGCTGTTGCTTTAGGACGTGATTTATATAATCTTGCTAATATAAATGGTAATAGACGTAAATGGTACGAGCTAGGGATGAGTCTTTTAGAGGCTAAGAACGTTAAAAAGTTCTTTGAAATTGAAACTTTTGGTGTTCAAAAAAGAAGAATGAAAAGTATGATGAGTGGTGCTTATTTTGGGCCATATTATGATACATTATCTTATAATATTCGAATTGTAGATCCAAGAATACAAGAATACGCTAAATTAGTAAGAAAAGTTGAATTAGGATTACGTGTTTCTGTAACTGAAGACAAAAATAGATTAGTGTTTAGAGAAGGTTATAAAACGTATTTTATCGATCGTGGTATTTTAGGTTACGAAGACACTAGAATACCAATAACATCGACTTCTAGTTTCAGTGATTTTCCAGAAGAATTTATTGATAAAGACTTTGTGGAGGCTTTAAATTGGGCAGCTAAAAGTAAATATAAGATTGATAAAGATTATCTTAATTTTGTAAAAAAGATTTTATATTTTGAGGACGATAAAGGTCAGGCTAAGAAGTATAATGACTTAAATGAATATCGTAAATATATGGCTTCTAGAGGTGACTCATATGAACGGATTAAAGCTATGGAGTGGCTTACAGCCGAAAATAAAGCTTTTAGCAACCATCCGTTTATAGACCATCGGGCTAGAATATATGATCGTGGTTTAATTGGTCCTCAATCAGGTGAAACTTTTAGACCATTTTTAAATACTGAAATTTCACGTAAATTTAGTGAAGAAGGTTTTTATAATTTGCAAGATCAAATTGGATCTTTTTTAGGTGGACTAAGTGATTACTTTGAAGGTAACTATAACTCATTGACTTTAACTGGAAGACAAAAAATTGCAGCAAAATGGCGTCCAGAAATGATAAAACTTGGAAATCATATGCTTAAAAGTAAGCCTAATGACATTAGAGCTATTTTAGAATCAGAGATTTTTCAAAAAATCGATGGAGAAGATCTTAATAAATTCTTAAGATTAGCTCTAGAAACTGCCAAAATTGATAATTACCTGGAAGGCTCTTATAGCAGAAACTCTCTTGCTAGACTTAAAGATTATGATATTTCATTAGCACTCGAGCAAGATGCTTCTTCATCTGGTGCTCAGATTATTGCTTTAACAACTAGAAATAAACAATTGGCGGAACTGTCAAATGTCATTCCAACCAATCAAAAGAAAAGACTTTACGACGAAATCGCAGCTGCAACTTACAACGATCCTAGATTTAGACTTTTGAATCAAAAATTAGGACTTTCGGAAAAAGATTTACGAAAAGCTGCTAAAGCTCAAAACATGGTAGAATGTTGCCATGTATAAACACCGTGAATTCAGGGAAACCCTTCTTAAAGGGCAATCCTGAGCCAAGCTTAGGTAGGGATACCTTTGAAGGTGCAACGACTAGAACATACCATCTAGACCAGATGATGAAGTTCGTAGGAATTATGCTAATTCCGAAGCGCGGTGACGTACTATCCTGAAAAGGTGACGACGTAAGATATAGTCTGATCTGTATAGTAATATACATTAGGAGTTAAAATGGATTACGAAAAGCATTATTTGGCTTTAATTGAAAAACACGGCTTCCAACTAAAGCCATTAAAAAGTTATTATGAGCGTCATCATATTATTCCAAAATGTATGGATGGCGGTGACGATTCATCAAACTTAATTTATCTGAACGCGAGATGTCACTTACTTGCTCATTGGTTATTAATGAAAGCTTTCCCAGAAGTAAAAGGTTTAAAAGTAGCATATGCAACAATGTGCTCTAGAGATGGCGTTAAACTATCACCATTAATGTATCAATTAGCTAAAGAAGCTGTTAGTGGTGATAACTCATTACTAGCAAGAGCTGTAATTACTCCTTTAGGTGAATTCCCGACTGTTGCGGCTGCGGCAAAAGCACATAAAGTTGTTAAAGCAGTCATTTCTAGAAAAGCTGGTAGCAAGAGTATATTACATAAAGGTTATTACTGGAAAGATGAAGTAATTCAAGGTAAAGAGGCAGATGGAAGAAACGCACATCATTTACGAAAAGCAGTTTCCACTCCGTTTGGCATATTTGAATCAACGCGTGAAGCCGGTAGAATGCTTGGCATTAATCATTCTACTATCACTAAACGTATTAAACGTGGTGATCAAGGCTACTCCTATCTTTAATGGACGTTCTATGGCGCTGGTGAAAGAACAGGCGCATTAAATGTTGAAGGTAAACTTGCAAAAATACTTGACAAACAAGAAAATGTTCTTGTAGTAAAAGCATCAGAAAGAGATCAAGTTTTAAATGAAATATCTGCTAGAATAGCAAGATACGAAAAGTTTGACGAAGAAACAGCAGAAGAATTACGGCAATTAAGACAAAATGTAAAAGATATCTTTAATAAAGGTTTAGACCCCGGAGATGACATCTTAGAACAACTTTATTTCTTAGATCCTAAGACTCGTGACTTTGTTGAAAAAATGACTAAATCTTATGATAAAGTAATTACTCCAGAGGACTTCAAAGCTATCGCAAAAATAATGAGTGAGTATCTTGGTGAACAAGTTCCAATTTTAAAGGATTTTACCAGATACTTCGGTAGATTAGCACAAGATTATTTAGCCAATGCAAAACCATCAAATAGTGATTTTGATTGGAAAACAATAAGCAAAATTAAGCTTTTAGGCACCAAAAAGAAAGGTTATGTTTTACCTGATAGTGTTAGCAAACTTTTTGGCTTAAAAGCTGGTGAGCCACTTAGTGAAAAGATATTAAAAAGGTTTGGTTTTTGGAAGCCTAATGGGACTCTTAGTGAAATCATTTATGGTGTAGAAACTCCCGAAACAAGACGAGTAGGTGCTAAGTATTTAAAAACAGAGTTTTTAGAATTAAAGACTATTACAGAATTTGAAGTGCTATATGCTAACAAGCTACCTAAGAGTTGGACTAATGTACCTTGGGTAAACTTTGATGGCAAAACAATTGAGCAGAACTTCACACAAACATTCGAAGAAAAACTAATTTACAAGGACAAATATGGAAACTGGACTACAAATATCTTACAAATACCTCAGAAAACAGAAGCAACTTGGTGGCAACAAGTTATAAATAAGTCTGGAAAGATTAATGATATTGCTGATATAGGTAAAGCTAGAACAGCTTATGCCGTTAACGGAAACCATTCTAATGATGCTGTGATTGTAAAAAGATTTCATTTATGGGGTAAAGAAAATAAAATTCCAACTTCTACTATTCACGATGCTTTCTTCGCGAATGCATCTGACATGGTTGAAGCCAGAAAAGGCTTGAGACAGCTATATGCTGAAATGCTTAAAAATAATGTAATTGTTTTAACTCTAGAAGAAATGCGCGCGAGAGGCCTCTCGAAAGAACTGTATGATAAATATTTAAATGAAGCAATTGAGTTAGGGTTAATACCTATTCCAGGAAAGTCACGTGTAGGTGGAAAGGTACTTAAGGAATCTGATATTTTAAATAGAGATGATATCCTAAAGAAAATACCAGATGGTTTTTCAAATGATTTTAGCTGGTATGGAGTCGGCTAACTCAAACCCGTTAAATTAACCCAGGTGCTACACCGTCTTGGTGTAACCTTTTTAGGTAGAAATTGTATTTCTACTAAATGAGTTGTACTCAAAGGATTTAAAAATGAGTGGCGAAAATTCAAATTTGGATGGTAACAACAACGAAGGTGGCAGTGCCGAAACCAAAGTTGAAAATGAGACTAATCTAAATTTAAATGCTGATGAAACTGCAGAACCGATTAAGAAGCTTGTAGATGAAAAGGTCAAAGACGCTGTAAAAGATATTAAGGTAAAGCTTGAAAAAGCTTACGGTGCTCGTGACGAAGCTTTAAAAAAGTTAGCTGAAATTGAATCTTTTCGGAAGCAAGAAGAGGTAAAGCGCCTTCAGGAAGAAGGTAAACACAAAGAAGCTTTAGAAATGCAGCTTGCTGAGGAAAGAGCACAGAAGGCTGCATACGAAAAACGTGTTATTGAGCTGACTCGTGACATGGAACTTCGTGGTGCGTTATCTAGCTACACCTTCAAAAATGATAATGCTTTTAATATGGCATATCGTGAAATTGTAGAACAGCTCGCACAAGACGACAAAGGTATCTGGAGACACAAGTCTGGCGTGTCTTTAAGAGATTTTGTACGTCAGTTTGCAGAAGCTGAAGAAAATGCATTTCTTTTAAAGCCAAAGATTTCAAGCGGTTCTGGTGGCTCCCCAGCTAAGCCTAATCAAAGTGTGTCAAGTGGTCTAGAAGGTAAATCTATCTTTTCTTTACCACAGGACGAAGTTTTAAAAATGGCGAGAGAAGGAAGACTCGCCAAACGTTAGGAATAAATAAATGACAGTTCGTACTAATGTCGCAGGTGCCGACAATTTTGTTTTACAAGAAGCAATTAGCGCCTATTCTGACGAAGCTTACACAACTGCCAAGAAGCTTTCGGGCACTGGTATCGTTGGTAGCAATCCTCTTATCGACACTTCTACCGAAACCTTCGTTGGTCAGGTTCGTTGGTACAAGCCTTTGAATCCCACGATCAACGTTGCGTCTCTCACAGATGCAAGTGATGGTGCTGGTACGACTTATTCGTCTGAGTACGTTAATTATGTCAAGACCGTGCGTACGCATGGTGCGACAAAGGTTAACATGCAGCAAGTTGTTACCCAGGTCGATGGTTTAGCTAAGATTGGCCGTGATTTCGGTGAAACACGTGCGCAAGACGAGCACAATGCCATCCTTTCGGTGCTTCGCGGTGTTGCTATCTCTGAAGCCTTAAATGGTTGCGCTGCTGGTTCAGGTCAAACTGGTCTTGGCGGTCAGAGCTTTGAGAATGATCCTACAAGCCGTCGTCACGGTTTCTATGTGGATCTTGGCTCAAGCAAGCCTGTTATCGACGCTACTGCTGCAGTTCAAGGCGCTGCTCGAGCTGAAGGCTTCCTTCGTGCCTTTGGCATGGCCTACAAGGACTATGAGCCTGAGTTTGCCTATCTGATCTGCTCGCCGGAAACTGTTGCTTCACTTCGTTCAGCCAATCTTGTTGATAGCACCACTGTTGTTGATGGTAATGTGACTTTCAATACCATCTTCCAGGGTAAGTTTAGACTTATTCAAACAAGAGCTTCACAAGGTTTTAGCACAGCTGAGCTCACAAAGCTGAATACTGGTGCTGGTGTTGATATTGTTGGTACAAAGACTTCTTTCATTGTTCTTCCGGGTTCGCTCGCAATGGAGCCTCTCATGGTTCCTGATTCTGTCGAAATTGAGCGCAAGGCTGCTGCTTATAAGGGTGGTGGTACGACTTCAGTGTGGTATCGTTGGGGCTATGTGCTGCATCCCGCCGGTTACAACTGGTCTGGTTCGCAAGATGCATTCCCTGCTGACGCTGACTATCTGAAGGTCCAAGAAGGTTCTGATTTAAAGGCTCTTACCGCTGTAGCATCAGCTACCTTGGCATCTACTTCCGGCACTTGGGCTCGTAAGGCTACATCGGCGCTTTCCTTAGGTATCCTGCCGGTATTCCATTCCTAATCTAATGGAGATCACTTATGGCACTTACCAAAGGAGTCAACTCCTACGTTACTCTTAAAGAAGCTAATTCATACTTTTTAGACAGAATTGACGTAGCTGCGTGGACTTCTGCGAATGACACTCAAAAGTCTCAAGCACTTGTCACAGCCACGTCAATGCTAGATAATTTAAGTTGGATTGGAGTTGCTGTAAGTGATTCTCAAACACTCGCGTTTCCGCGACTGGGAAGTTACTTTGACCCTCGGCTCGGGAGAACTGTTGAACTTAACAGTGCAGTAATTCCGAGCCGTATTTCAACAGCAACTTATGAGTTAGCTTATCATCTGTTAAATAACGATGGCTTGCTAGACGACACTGGTCTTGTAAAAAATATATCCATTGGCGAAGTAAATCTAACAAACGTCTTATCAGCTAATAAAATACCATCATTTATTCGTGATTTAATTGCCCCTCTCAGAGTAAATAGCGGTGCTAATCTTTGGTGGAGAGCAAATTAATGTCTTATAAAACATTAATCGATAATGTATTAGTTAAATCTTTTACAAATCTAAAAGATTTAGCTGTTGATGTAACTTTTGTTAAAAAGACTAACCCTGATTTTAATTTTACTACTAGTGCTACAAGCTTTGGCAGCACGGCAAACGTTTCTGCTAAATGTGTAGTAGTATCTACTAAAAAGAATTCAAAAGATCGTAATACGATCAATAAAAAGATGTTAGTAAAGTCTAAAGATGTTGGAGATTTAAATAGCTATTCAACTGTACTTTTAGAATCTAAGACTTGGAATATATCTCAAATACAAAAGAATGATGGTTTTATTTTAATTCTTGAAATATACTCAGAGGCCTAAAATGGGTAAATTTAAAAATTTACAAGATGATGTGTACTCGATATTTGGCAGTAATGCATGGAAAGCTGAAAATATAAAGACCTTTCCAGCTAACTTTACTAGTACAAATCAAGGAAACGAGTTTATAAGAATTTCAGTGGTTGCAGGAAATTCTAGCGTAAATCTGCAATCAGTTTCAGGATTATTAATCATAGATATTTTTACATCTGCAGGTGATGGTTCAGCACGAACAGCACTTATTGCAGACAAATTGGATCAGTATCTTGTAGGTAAAAGTATAAAAACTGTTGAAGGTACTTTAACACAGTTTTTAAGCAGTACATTACAGCCACGTGGTAATGATGCTGTAAATCCTGCATTATACAGATCTGTCTACAGTATACCGTTCAATTACTATGGAGTCATGTAATGACACACTTAGCGGCAATTAGTGCTGGCGTTTATTCTGATTTAGCGTTTTCGGTTGAAAGCGTTAGTTCTGCCAGCATTCCTGCGGATTTTACAGCATGGTCTGCTCTGTTTACCACTGAGCTTGCTTTAGGCTCTGCTGTAACATCGGCAACAGGTGAATACAGACGTATTAAAAACGTTCGAGAGTTTCCTTCTCTGGGTACACCTGCTAATATCGTCAATGTGCCTGTTTATGGTCAAGACATCTCAGTACAAGTGCAAGGTCAGGCCGATGCGCCTACGATTGAAATTACATTAAACTACGTCCCTTCAGAGTGGCGAGATGCAGCTAACTACTTAGGTAACTTAGTCGGTAAGAATACTCAGTATGCTTTCCGATTTACTCTCTTAAACGACAAGCCTGCGACATATAACTCAAATGCCGCCGGCCTTGGTGCTGTTGCCAATTCTCAGTGGTTCTGGATTGGACGTATCGAAGCTCTCGTAGTTAATCCTCAGTTGACTGATGCTATTACTGCTACTTTAACTCTTTCTACTCAGACTGACTTTTACGGGGCATTTACGAGCGATCCAGCTTAATAACTTTATAAGGGAGTATTCCTTGGTGAAGAATACTTAAATAATCTCCCACCAGCACGTAGTAACTGAAATAGCCGTGCGGAGATGTCCCTTAATTAAAGGATCATATGGTAACAATCGAAAAACCTTTTAGTATGGGCTATGTCCTAAGGACAACTGCCAAACACATGCGAAAAAGCATAGATATTAGTATAAGAAAAACATTTGAGCGTGTTGCAGAATTCGAAGGTAATCCTGAAAAGTCACAGGAAGTTTTCAAGACCTTAGCATTTTTGCACACAATGCGTAAACAGCTTGATGATTTTCAAGCTAAAAATTCAGAAGAGTTTAAGGATATTTAAATGGCTGAAGGCATTAAAAGCTTAGTTGGGCGTCGTATAGATCGCTCTGTAAAGTTTATGGGTCAAGACATTAAGATCTGTAAGCTAACAGTTTCGGAAGTCTTGCAGATTCAAGCTGACGCAAAGAATGTAAAAGAGGATGATGATTCTGGCTTTGAAATTCTTAAGAAAGTTATCAGGCTGTCTGTTGTAGGTGCATCAGAGCTTTCTGATGAAGATTTCTCAACATTTCCGATGGATGAATTGACGAAGCTTTCGCAGGAAGTAATGAAGTTTTCAGGAATGGTGGCTGAACAGGGAAAGTAATTCTGTCAACGGAAGAGCAATTGCTTTATGAGATTGCTTTTTCGTTGAGGATCCCTGTCTATCAGCTCACTCAAGAAATGCCGTATGACGAGTTTTTAAAGTGGGTTAACTATTTTGAGAACAGACCTTATGAATGGCGTTCTGATTTACGTACGGCATACGTAATGAAAACTTTTGGTGATAAAAGATCGCCTACTGAAATCTTTCCTAGCTTGTCTGCTGTATTTAGTAAGAAAAACGAAACAGTTGGTGCAAATCTAGCAGGTTCGGCTTTATTAAATAAATTAATGTCTTCTAAAAGTGGAAAACTTTTGGAATTCTAAATGTTAAAAATTTCTATTAAAAATACAAATTCAGTGTTTGATAAATTAAATAGAGATTCTTTAAATTTAATTGAAAAAAACCGAGCACAAGAATCCGAAAAATTAAAATCAGATTTAATTGAAGTTACCCCTATTGATACTGGATTTGCAAGATCTAGTTGGAGTATTCAGCATTTTAAAGATAAATCTGAAATAGTTAATGATGCTCCTTATATAAATTATTTAAATGAAGGAACTTCTACGCAAGCTCCTGCAAGATTCATCGAAACTACAGCATTAAAATATGGAAAACCACTCGGAACAATTGTTCAGGAGAAACCGTAAGGTTATACCCAGAGTCCTAATAAGGACTCTGGGTTTTTTATTGAGGTAAACAATGGCGTTGTTAGTTGAAACCAGATCAGATAGTAAGCAAGCGCAAGCTGATCTGAAGAAATTGAAAGATTCTGTAGAAAGTATACAGTCTAGTATAGAAAATACTACAAGCAAATTTTCAAATTTTGCAAAAGTAATTGCTGGTACGTTTGCAGCATTAAGTGCAGGTGGCGGTTTAATTAGGCTTTCTGACGAACTGACCAATATTAGAACTAAGATTCAACTCGTAACTGATTCACAAGAAGAATTTAATAAATCACTAAAAGATGTAAAATCAATTGCAATATCAACTAGATCTGATCTTAGTAGTATAGCAAGCTTATATTCTAAAGTTGCAAGATCAAGCAAAGAGTTAGGTATAGGTCAAGCAGATGTAGTTAAGTTTACGAGATTAGTTTCACAATCTGTAGCGACTTCTGGTGGAAGTCTTCAGGAAACTAACGCTGCAATAATGCAGCTAGGCCAAGCACTTGCATCCGGTAGACTTGCTGGGGATGAACTGAGATCTATATTAGAAAATGCACCTCCGCTTGCAAATGAGATTGCAAAAGGGTTAAATGTTAGTATTGGAAAACTTAGAGAATTAGGGGAGCAAGGCCAGCTTTCCGCATCTAAGGTTTTTCAAGCTGTTATTAAAAGACAAGCAGACATTGAAAAGCAATTTGGAAAAGTTAACATTACATTTGCTTCTGCGATTGGTAATCTCAAAACTTCTTTTTCAATACTGTTTGATGAAATAAAAGTTTCTTTATTAGGCTCAAGCAATTCATTTTCTAAATTTATAAATAATATTGCAGTAAATATATTTGAATTAAGTTCTAATATTGATTTTCTGTTTTTAAAATTAAAGTTAGAATTTAAGTCTTTTGCATTGGCTACTTTAATTGGGCTATATAATTTACAAGATGAATTTTTGAAACTGAAAGATATTGTTGGAAATTCATTCGAAAAATTATTTTCAAACTTGTTGCCTTTATTAGGCGCTGCAATAGTTTTTATCAATACAATTTTTACGAATGTAAAGAATAATTTAATTAATATTTTTGAAAAATTATATATAAAACTTCCTAAAATTGATGTAAATAATATTTTTCCAAGTCTAGAATCTGCTTTAAACACGGTAAAGTCTTGGGTAATTAAAGTTGAAAGATGGTTTTATTGGCTTTATGATAAAGTTATTGGAAACTCTTGGATACCAGACTTAGTAAAGCAAACTACCGCGTGGTTAAGTCAACTTACGAAAAAGCCGTTAGATATCATAAAAGAATTTGTAACTAAAGCTAATTTACAATTTGCTAATTTAAAGTCTACACTACCGTTTACGATTGCATTAGCAGGTTTGTTAAAATATAAAGGCGTTTTATTAAGTGTTTTAGGTATCGCTGGAACGTTAGCTGGTGTGTTGGGTCTTCTATCTTTTACAGATTCAAAAGGCATTACTAAATTAAATATAGATGCTAAAATATCTGAGGCTAGTGAGACTGTTTCGAAACATTCGAATGATATTCTGAAAAAGATTTCAGAAAATACTAAAAAGTTTTTAGATTTTAATAAAATATTAGACAATATCCGAGTTATATTTGGAGTTCAGAAAACTCAAGCAACCCAAGTACCTAAAATAGAAGTACCTAAGTATGGCACTATGGATTCTGTGCTTGATATTCTCCCAGAAAATTTAAGAGTGCCTGTATTTACTCTTATCGCCGGCTTATTTACATTTGCACTTACCAGTGCATTTAATAACCCTACAGTAAAAACTATTGTTTTTAGTTTGGCAACTAGTGCAGCAGCAATTTATGCGGCTAGATCGATTGATCCAAAACTAATTACAGAGTCATTCTTGTCCGGTATATTCAAAGTATTAAGTGTTCTTGAAAAAGGTATTTCGGCAATATTTTCCGGTAATGTTTTAAATGATCCTTTTGGGCTTATCACTTTACTAGCAAAAACTGCACTATTGTTTAAAGCGGGTAGAGAATACTTAGGCCGAGTCGCGACTGGCGCCTTAACAGCTCCTACAACAATAGCTGAGACTACTGTGAGTGGAATACAAGCTAGAATTCTTGAAAGAAGCGTTAATAATTTAAATAGATCTATTGCAGAAACTAATGTTAGAGCTCGTGCTGATCAAAATTTGAGAAACCAAGAGAGAATAAATAGAATACAAACACTAGCGCAAATGCGCGATTTAAATGGTAATTTAGTGGGTTATCAAAGAGCTGTTTTAGCTGTTAGAACACGTGATACTCAAGCTTTTGGCACACAGCAAACAGCTAATTTGTTAAAACAAATAAATGCTGGACGTCAATTAGATGTACAAGCTAGGCAGAATACACGAAATGCAATAACCAATTTACAACAGAATATAACAGAATCTACGGGTCGTATCACAGAGCTTAGAAATAGACTTGCACAGCAAGGGACCGTTTTTAGACAGGGTGTTGTTAGTACCTCAGCAGGTATCGGTGGAACAATAGGTGGTTTTGCTGGCTTCCAAGTTGGCGTTGAAATTGCAAGAGGTATGACAGATGCCCCTGCATGGCAACGTGTCGGAGTTGTTATCGCTAGTTCAATGGCTACTCAAGCAGTTGGTTCAGGCATTGGCGCGGCAATTGGGTTCGGATTTATTGCGGCATTATCTGGTATAGGTAAATTATTATCTAGTGCTCTCGGACTTGCAATAAGAGGCGCTGGTATAGTAGCAGCTTTTTTAGGTCCAATAGCAGCTGGTGGTGTATTACTCGCTGCTGCGTTGTATTCTGGATTCGAGTTATTTAAACTTTTACCAGAATCCTGGAAGGAAAGAATACGACAAATGGACTTTTTTGGATTCAATCGTCCAAACAGGCCCGGTGGACCTACTACGACAAGCGAAATGGGCGGTCAAACTACAGCCGACGCTGCGAAAAAAGGTCAAGCTGTTGTTACTTCAATTACTTTTGACGAACAAGTCAAAAAAGCTTGGACAGATATTTTAAATGAAGGTATTTATATTGCTTTAAAAAATTTATCGACTGAATTTGAAAAAAGAACAGGCACTAAAGATGCTGTTTTTACTTACTTTAAGACTAATATACTAAAAGCTTTACAAGAGGCTTTCGAACCTACTGCTATTGGCGGTATCTATACTGGTTTAAAAATACTTACGGAAAAGATTGAAAGACTATTTAAGAGTCCTTCAGTAAAAGTAGAGCCTACTCAAATATTAAGTCCTGAAGAAAATATTACGCCTCGTTCACAATCTGCTACACCTTCAGCAGTTGTTACACCTGCACCTGCTGCTGAATTAAAGAATTTAGAAGAACAGCGAGAAAAACTTTTTGAGCATAGTCAGAAAGTGCTTAAAGAAAGAAATGAAGAGATTATAAAATTTTGGCAGTTGCAATATGAAATTATAGCTAAAACTCGCATAGTTCCTCAAAAGGAGCTCGATGATTCTATTAGGCTTATCGCACATTGGCAAAATGTACTTAATAAAGTTAAAGAAAGTTTAGATGAACTTACAAAAAGGGCTGATAATCTTAGTAAAACAGCTACTTTAAGGAAAGCTACTGGTGGTTGGATAAGAGGACCTGGGACAGGTACATCTGACTCTATCCCTGCAATGCTTTCTAATGGTGAATTTGTTGTAAATGCTAAAGATGCACAAAAGAACTGGAATATTTTAACCGCAATTAATAGCGGACATTCTATCGGTAGCTTTAGCGAAGGTACTATAAAAGCACAAGAAGTTACGGTAGCAAATACTGAGGAAGTTGGGACTTTCTTTAATGAAATCATTAAGAATTTTAAAAAATTCTTTGAATCTATTCAAAAAATTCTACCTGGCGCAGTTAAAAATGTAGAAGGACAACTAATTCCGAATACTGAAACAGGTACTAGCCCGACCTCCTTTTCTGAATTAGCAAAGGCTAAAAATCAAGCGGATGTAATTAAAGATATTGTGTCTTTCTTAGAATCAGCAAAATTTTCTAATATAGATGCTAAAGCATTATCGAAGTTAACGCCAACAAGTATACAAAATCTTGCATATTTAATAGATAAGTTTAAAGAGGCAGATGCGGAACTTTCTAAAATTTCTAAGGAAAGAGGCCCAGAGTCATTCGGAGCCGCTTTAGCAAAAAGCATACAACAAGATGCGGCTGCAGCAATTTCAAAAACATTAAAAGAATCTAGAGTTACTTTTACAAGCCCCTCAGGAATTTCTAGCATAACTGAATCGACACCTTTCAAAATTGCTGATATTTTACCAATAATAAAAGAAGCTTTCCCTGAATTAGATATAAATGAAGACTTATTTAAAAAGATAGACGACCAATTAAGAAAAGATTTACTTGATTCTGCTTTAAAAATAAATAAACAACGTAAAGAGTTGCTCAATAAAACAGCTGGTAGCATTGAAAATGCGTCTGACCCGAGGGTGCTAGCCGGTCTTACTGAAGCTTACGAAAAACTTTCGACAAATATTAAAAACAGTTTGGAATTAGCTACTGAAAGGGGTGGTAAATCTTTAATTGATCGTTTAAATAAGTATAAAGTTCCTTTTGAACAATTTAGAGATATTTTCGAAAAAGCTAATATAAATATAAGCGCAAACTTCTTTGATACTTTAGATAGTAATATACAGGGCACATTAATTTCCTTTGCAGAAGTTTCCCTAGATTTTCAGAAGAAAATGTCAGATACAAATCTCAAATGGCCAGAAAGACAAATTATTGCAGAAGCTTTTAGAGTATTTAACTTAAGATTAAATGAATTTGTTGAAAGTATTAGACAAGGTGTTGATCCAAATGCAGTTTCAAAGCTAGCCGCAGAACTTAGTAAAGCCCA